TCCGTCCCGACCATATAATTCAATGACTTAGCCGCTTTCGAGCGGCTTTGTTGTTTCTGCCATAGTGACTTTCCGAGTGACCCTGGCCATTTCGTTCATGCTTCTCTCCTTTTCAGAATCGTCAGTGCTGGTGCGCGCGAGTCGGTTGCTGATACCTTATTTGCCGCCGCAATGAGCTGATCCAGTTCCGCTGCCGAGTAGTGGCTGGTGATGCTTCCGTTCTTGTGGCCGAGCAGCGCTTTCCGATCCTCCTCAGTCACACCTGCAGCCCGTAGCCTTCTCCCAAAGGTGTGCTTCAAGTCGTGAATGCGGATCCTGGTAAAGCCATCATGTGCCGGCCGCAGGAACTTCTCCTGCCATTTCTTCGCCGCCCTGATCCGCGCCTTCTTCCAGGCCGAGTCGTTCATGCGGTGAACCGTCGTTTCATTCCCCTCGCCATCTGGCTTGCCAAACGGGAACACGTAGAGCGGATGACTGCCGCGCTGCTTCTCGATCACCGACTTGGCCACGTCATTCAAAACGACCAGACGCTCGTCCCGGTTTTTCACCCCGGACCTGGCGCTTCTTCCGCCGAATCCCGCCGGAATCAGGAACACGCTCGTTCCCAGTTCCGGTACCGCAATCTCCCAATTCCACTGAAGCTTGCAAACTTCCTGCTCCCTGCACCCCGTGTTGACCTTGAACAAGGCCATGGTCTGCAGGTGCGCCGGGAGTTCGGCGAACAGGATCGACTGCTCTTCCCATGAAAGCGGGTAGGGCTTCCGACTGTTCGTTTTCTCGTCCAGCAGAGAGATCATCGGAACAACATCAAGCAGGGGCCGGCGCTCTTCGTCCCGCCACTTCCGTGCACAAAGGTTCAACACTCGGATCACCCTTTGTAGCGCGATGTTCACCGTACGGTTTGTGACCGGCCTGCCTTCAGCTGGGTGTAGCTTCGACTGAATGTAAGGGGCGAGTGCGTCGTCGTCGATGTACGTGAGTGGCATATCCCCTATAAACGGGTCGAGCTGTGCCATGTAAGTGGCTGAGATATGAATGGAAGCTTGATCCTTCACCTCCAGCAGGAAGCGAGTCGCCGCTTCCCGCCATGTCCGGACCCGGCGCACTCCGTACACCTTCTGCTGGCGAAGTTGCTCCAGCTTATGAATCAGGTACTGCTCTGCTTCGGCGCGGTTACAAGTGCCAGTACTCTCTTGAATTCGTTCTCCTCTGTACTTTTTGTCAATCTTCCAGATGCCGTTCGGCATTTGCTGGAGGCCTGTGATTGCTTTTTGGGCCACGGCAATTCTCCTTTCTTCTTGCCCTGGCGCTCGCTGCGAGGGCGATTGTTGTCCTGATTTGCGGCCTTTTCAATTGCCATGGCTTCGATATAGGCGTCCGCCCACTGATCAAGCTCAATCCGGTCGAAGCCAACGCCCTGTTTCCCAATGGGAAACTCACGAACACTCGGCCGGACAGTTTTGTTGAATACGTCTCGGCACATGCCCAGGTAGCCAGGTGCATCCATGGCTCGGATAAACCGGGGAGGGACAGGCGCGATTTGGGCCGCGCTTCGATTGGACATAGGAGATCCTCGCCCGCCGTTCACGGGCAGGCTGGTAGGTGGTTTCGAGTGGATGGGGGGACAGGCCGTGAAAATCGGGGTAATGTTTGCTGGTTCGCCCGGCTAGTTGTTCAGTAGGATGCTGAAAAATTGGTGCTAGTCAGGGCGGACACCTCTATTTGTGTGATTTTGGTGTGAGCCCCGGAGCGTGTAGAGCGGGGCGCAGATCATGGCGTCACTCCGTTCCCATCAGGTAGGTGGGCTCAGTTGCTTCCGCCAGCCAATCGCGGAGGCATCCACACTCTGCGTGCGGCGGGTCTTCATCAGTCCACTGCATATCGAGCGTCTTCTCGCTGGTCAGATCCACATTCCAATCCGCATATTCGGCAGGGTCATCGCCGTTCATTTCGGCAAGCACGCGGCGCGCCTCATCTTCGCTTGTGGCTGCAACCCAGTCTTGATCGCCGACGCTGTAGCAGCGCAGATCGGGGCGCGCAGGCTGGGAGCCGTTCAGCTCGAACGCAGGGCTTTGGTTTTCAGTGGTCATGACCTCGTCCTTGCCGCTATAGCGGCTGACTTTGAAGGGGGAGGGAGTAATTTTGCGGGCGGAGTACGGATGTACTCCTACCGGGATTCAGGAGATGCCGAGGTGCCCGGTAGGGATTTCAGTATGTTGCGCACAGCCTGGTACTCACCGTTGCGGTAGCTCCCGAAGGCGTAAATGAATGGTCGACGGTGGTTGTGTCCGTCACGCGCAATAAAGTCTTTGCAGCCTTGCTCTGTAAAGCATGCCGTCACGAATACGTCGATATCCTTCATGGCGTACCGTTCCCAGCCTGGCGTATCGCGGCCACCCTGGTGCAGGGCCTCCAGGCGACTGGCCCTTACATCGTCCGCCACGCCGTAGTCGCCGCTCTCCGTCTCAACCCAATCAATGCGGTCGTGATCGTGCGTGTCGAGCGTGACCATGCTGCGTTTCTCCATGACGGCGAACATCGGCTGATCGGTGCAGCGGTTGTCTTGCGACCTGATTAGTTCGCCTATGGCGGATAGCCGAGACAGCTGACCCTCCAGCTCATCAATCCGCTGATCCGCTGCGTTCAGGCGCAACTGCAGGGCGTCACGCTCGCGGATTGCCTGGGCATGCTTGCCGCGCCAGTGCAGCACTGCATCCAGTTCCTCTTTCGATTGGTTCAAGTTGCTCATGGGGCGTCCTATGCCGGGGCATGCCCGGGTGGTGGCGTAATTTGATTTTGTGGGCTATTGATTGAGGGCCCGGCATGGCGCCGGAACGGGGTGGGCGATATGGCGATTTACATCGTTTCTTCTGCTAGTCGCGATAAGGCTGGCAACTTCAATCAGTTCAAGTGGACTCGAGTTGACGGCAACAATCAGCCACTAAGTCAGCTTGAGGTTGTTCCTTACCACGCAATTGTCATGTCAATTGATGATGGTGATTTGGTCTACCCGTTGTTAGAGCGTGGCGGTATTGGTGGAAAGCTTTTCCTATCCACTGACGCGAATGGCGATAGGGTGATTGAAATCGAGGACAATGGGACTGGGCATCGATCACTAACCGAACTTCCGAAGTTCTATTAATCGATGCGAAAGGATCAGGCCGCGAGCCGCTGGTAAAGCTCTATGATGTCGGCAGCATTGGCACTGACCAGGGCTTCGGCCTCATCCGGACATACGCTGTTGCCGATCAGTCGGACTTGGTCCGTCTTGTTGATGTCGCGCCATTCTTCGGCGCCGGTGACCGGGTCGACGAACAGGCCGCGATCGATGATGTAGTCCTTGTCGAAGCCTTGGGCTGCCTTGAGCTCTGGCGGCTGCAGCATGCGCAGGGTGATGTCGACCAGCACGTAACTGCCAACCATCACCAGGTCCGCTGGGTCTTTGAAGTGTTCCGGCAGATGTTCGTGCATGAAGGCAGCGCAACGGCGCGCACCTTCCATCTGCTCGGGCGTCAGGGTGTCCGGCACCTGCACCACCTCAACCAGCGCCACACGGTCTTTTGTCGGCAGGGTGTGCATCGGCTCAGTGAGCGAAATGCCGTCCTTCTCGTTGCCGTAATACTTCACCAGGTAGGCATTGACCAACCGCTGGTTGGCGCCGGACTGGCAGATGGTAGAGAGTGGCGAGTCGGCGGCGCGGCCGTCACCGTTATAGAAGCCGCCATTCGCTTGCTCAAAGAAAGCTGCGACAACGGCTTGTTCGCCGCGGTTGGCACCGGTGACCGTACGGAACGGGTCATCCGTGGAATACCCGCTGCGCTCGCCGTGGTGCGTGAGGTGGGTCAGGTGGCAGGCAGCCAGGGCGAAGTGGCCACCCTTGACCTGAGCGACCTGAGTTCGCAACGGCTCAACCGCGCTGAAGTTTCGCTGAGCCGAGCCGTTCGCGCACTCCGTCAGGAATGGCGCGGTGACCGGCTGTACCAGTGCGTGGTGTGTACCGCCGGCGCTGATGGTCGACAGTGCCTCGTCGACGCCGTGAGTGCTGGTGTGCGCTTCCGATGTGCCGCGCATCGGCACAATGAATGGCTTCGCACTGGTCAGCACGTGCCGCCAGCAACCCTTGGCCACGCGGCGCATGGTGTTCACTGCCATCGGTTTTTCACGGAAGATCGTGCGGCCCAAGTTGCTCCAGTCGATGCATTCGGCAGCGGTTCGCCAAGGCTGCTGCTTTGCTGTCGGCAATTTGTGGCGCGTTGGTGCTGGCCAGACGATCGGCTTGCCGTCACTGCGTGCCACCAAGTACAGACGCTTGCGGATGGTCGGGGTGCCGGCGTTGGCCGCGATGCGCTCTCGCCATTCGACGTTGTAGCCGAGCCCGCGCACCAGTGCTTCCATCGGCACGAAGTCGCCAATCGATTCAAGAACCTCGGGCATGTCCGGGTGATCTGCTGCCAGCCCGGTGCTCAGTGCGGCGATGAATGACCTGAAGGTTCGCCCACGGTCGGCCTTGATCGGCTGGCCTTCCTCGTCGATTGGCCCCCAGTCGCAGAACTCCTCGACGTTCTCCAGGAACATCAGGCGCGGCCGGGTCGCGTGCGCCCAGCGAACAACCACCCAGGCGAGCCCGCGCACCCCGCGGTCACGCGGTGCACCGCCCTTGGCCTTGCTGTGATGCCGGCAATCCGGCGAGGCCCAGAGAATGCCGACCGGCTGGCCGCCGGTGGCATGGACCGGATCCACCTCGAACACGTCAGCGACATAGTGCGCCGTCTGGGGGTGGTTGGCCCGGTGAACAGCCAGGGCGATAGGGTTGTGGTTTACCGCGACATCCGGCTCCCGGTACGCCCGGGCTATCCCGGTGCTGGCACCGCCGCCGCCGGCGAACAGGTCCACCACCAGTTCCTTTTCGAATGGCAGGCCCATGCTTGGCTGACGGTTGATGAACTGGGGCAATTTCTGTTGAGCGGACATAGAAGATCCTCGCCGGCTGGCGTGATTCGGTGGAGTTATGGGTATGTGCGAATTTGACTACAGCGAAACTTCGCCAATATCGATCTTGCGGAGTTCAGTAACCTCGATCTTCTGGGTGCCGTCGGTGATGACCCAGCAGGGCAGCTCAAGATTGCGGAAAGTGCCGTGATAGCTGCGGTAGGCTCCAAGGGCTGCTTTTCGAAAGCAGTCCGCTGCGACCTGCCCGATCGGCATTGGCTGCCCCCCCCCAGCAGTTTCAAGTCAAACACAACAGCCTTTTCAATTCGTTTGGCGGCTGCTCTTACGGTGTTCGGCGAGAGCTTGAAGTCCTGCGCGACCTCCGCAACGTGCTTGTAGGTCAGCGCATCGTGGATCTGCTGATCACGGGCGCCATTACGCAGGCCCGCATAGATGACTGCTTGCATGGTTTTTCTCCAGGCAGACGCCTGCCTCGCCGGCTGGCGTGATTCGATGAAGTGGGCTATTGGTTTATGACCCGACATTGGGTCGGATTTAGGAGCAGCGATGGGGCGATCAAGCAAGCCTGACGAATTAAAAAATCCGCGCAGAGTCATGGCAGGGAAGATGGCCTACGAGCGCAAGAAATCCGCTCAGGATGCGGCTGACAAGGAATTTCTTGAAAAGGCTGCGATGTGGGTGCTGGGCGTTGGTGTGGTGTTGTTCTTAATCGTTTTACTTATCGTAAAAGCTGTGGGCAGATAACCTCATCTCCCGGGTCCTGCTGAATCATTAGCAAGCTCTTGCGGTGAAATTCCAGCGCCACTATTTGCGATACGCTCATTTCGTGGCGCGGAGGTGCAAAGAATGGTTCTGATCCAGCCGGGCCAAGCGCATGAAGGTGGTGCAAGGCGAGTGTCATTGCCTCGCCTTGTTCATCGATCTTATGCCACTCCATCAAGTCGGCCAGCACCTGTCTGGTGCCAGCCATCGCACGCATTCTTAACTCTTCCTCGCCACGGCTCTTCCTCTTCGCCGCGGCTTTCTCCGATCGTTCCGCGTTGCTCTTGGCCATGGCCTGCCTCTTCAATTCCGTGGGCTGGTAGATCCAGCCATGTCTGTCGTCGGCGCTGGCGCACCTGGTTGCTGATGCGCCTCAAGTGAGCTTCCCGCCTTCGGCCAGTTCGATCTGGTACTTCGCGGCGATCTGTTCGACCTGCGGGGTTGTCAGCTTATGGCCCAGGGTGCGCAGCTTGTTTCGCACCTCGTATGGTGATCGGCGGAGCGGGCCGTGCTCCGACTCCATCACCGCGTTGTCGCGGATCAGTTGGGCCAACTCGCCTTCCTTGCGCTCGAACTCCCGGCGTGCGCCGTGGCGGCGCGTGATGGCCGAGTTCCACATGCTGGGCGCCTTGGGTCGGGTCTCGCTGAGCCCGCATTGGCGAACGCTGCCGCCAGAATTGAAGAAGGCCGCTTTTGCGGCCTCGATCTCTGCTTGGCGGTCGTAGCCAAGCTGTATGAGTGTGTCCATATCAGGATGCTCGTGAGTTGAGTGTGATGCCGTGATAGTGAGCGATGCGGCGCAGGACGATTCGCCCGATGCCGAGTTGTTTCGCGATGTCCATTTGGCTCATGTTCGCTTGGGCCAGCCGGCGGATGCGCAGCACCAGCTTCGCTTCAGCCTTGCGCCGCTCTTCCAGCGTGGCAGCGGTGGTCGTGGCGAACCTGATGCCGTACAAGCCGGCGATGTAGTTGATGGTTCGGGTGGATTTACCCAGGGCCTTGGCAGCGGCGCAGACTCCGGCTTTGGTGTAGCGGCGAATCGCATCGACCAGCTCATCGTCAATCGGCGGAACGGCCACACAGAAAGGGTCTGGATAGGCCCTGTAGGAGTCGGCCACAACCTGTACCTGGCCACCGGAGGCTTCGAACTGGGCAACTGCTTGCATCAGTTCGGCGGCGTTCATGCAGCAATCCCCAACACCTTATTCATGCGCTCATCGAGGATCTCGTAGAAGGTTTTGACCCGCTCGCTGAGCTTTCGGATCATCACCTCGTCGCGGTAGGCGCGTTTGATGAACAGCGGCATGCCGGGCCAGTAGCACACAAAGTCGATCCACTCGCGCTCCGACACCCACAAACCTCCCTGGCACTGGGCGACATGCTCCTTGGGGATCTCGCCGCCGAGGATTACTTCGACTTGCAGTTTCGGCAGCTTGGTTTTGATTTCTGTCAGACCTTCTTCCAGCACCAGAGAGTCGGGCGAATAGCCGATGCCATGGTTGAGGATGATTCCGACCTGAGTCGTTTTCACCTCTTCGCGGTCTTCGTACAGGATTCGCGCCGCGCCTTCCAATTCATGGCCGCGCTCGGTGTGGCGATTGCCGGTGAATGGGTCGGCCAGCTCACCGGTGATGCGTTCACCGATCAGGGTGTTCATGTAAGTGAACGCCCCAGCGCCGAACCCGGCTTCACCTTTGCCATTCACCAGCAGGCTGTCCAGTTCGGAGCAGGTGACGATGCCGAGGCGCAGGGCGAGCCATTCAGGCGTGCCTTGCTGGACTTCAGTAATGACTTGCATGGCTTACTCCTGAGGCCGGCTTGCGGCTTTGGTGATTCGAGCAGAAACGGCGTCGAACTCAGATTTGAAGACATTGGCAGCGCAGCCGTACTTGGCCGTGAAGTTGTCCTGCAGTACCTGGCTGCATTTCTTCAGCAATGCGTCGAGCTGCGCGGCTTGGCCGGCGGTGATGACCGGCTCAGCCGGCGGGTCGGTTTTTTTGTTGGCTCCCTGGCCGTCATCGTCCTCACCGGTGGTGGTGAAGTTGAGCAAGGCGCCTGCGGTGTAGCGCTTTCCATAGCTGACGGAGCTGGCCACGGCCTGGACTGCGTTTTTGTTGCCACTGACGTCGGCCGGCAGAAAGATCGACGTTGATTCACGGTGGCCTGCGCGATGGCTGAGAACGCCCTCAACCTCCACACCGCCTTGGGTACGTGGAATGCGGAACGACAAGCCAAACCCATGCTTGGCGAGGACTGGCTTGATCTCTTCGTTGATATCCTCCCAAAGCGCATAGGTGGATTGGACGTTCTTGAATTTGTCGCGGATTGCTCCGCGCTCGCCGATCACAGGCATTTCCTCCTGCATCTGGGCCAGTGCTTCGTCGTACTGCTGTTTCGCCTGCTGCGCCTGATAGCGCTCGTGCATTGCCATCAAGCGTTCCATCTTGTCGATGTCAGCATCGGGGCTCATGGCCACCTGCTGGATGATCGACATGATCGTTGCCGATTCGGTTTGCACGACCGGCACGCGCTCGACTTGGTCTTTCACTGCAAGATTGCTCATGGCGACCTCAGTATTGAATTGAAATGGCGGGGATCTGGCGGCTGGCGATAAGCGTGATTGCCTGTTTCGCGCACTCTTCTGTCATGCCGCCTTTGACGAAGGCTTGAAGGGCTGCAAGGTTGATTGCGCGGCGATGCTCTTTGTCCTGTTCGCGCAACCGCTCTTGTCGCAGGATCTCGTTGGCTGCCGCTTTCTGCCGGGCGATCTCGTCCAGGCGCGCCTGCTCTACGGCCTGTTTCTCCCGCTCCACGGCTGCCAGCCTGTCTCGCTCGGCCTTTTGCTCAGCTTCCAGCTTTTCGCGCTTTGCCTGCTCGGCGAGGCGTTCGGACTCAGCGGCCTGAAGCTTCAGATCGTTCTCACGCTTCTCGGCTGCTGCCTTCTCATCACGGACGCGCTGGGCTTCGGTGTCGCGCTCACGTTGGGCCTTTTCCTCGGCTTCCCTTGTGGCGCGCTCGGAGGCCTCACGGGCAATGCGCTCTTCGTGGTCCTTCTTGTCGCGCTCTTCCTTTTCTTTTCGAAGGCGGGACAACTCCACCTGCTCAGCTTCGTACTGCTGGCGGGTGGCGAGAGCTGCGCGAAGAATACCCAGCGCCTTGTCCTTGGCCCGGGCAGCCTCCGGTTCGAACTCTTCCCATGCTTCGCCCAGGGCAATCGCCTCAATTTTCGCCACTCGGTCGGCCAGGTCTTCGGCAATGATGCCGTCCAAGTCAACGGACAGCAGCCTGATGTGCTCGATAGCGTCGTTGTGCTTGTCGACCCGAGCATCCTCGGTAGCCTGCCACTCGTTCAGGGGACGGCGAACTTCTTCCTGCCATGAGTCCAGAGTGTCCCGAACGCGCTTGCGCTCGGCGTCGATTTTCTTCGGCACTTCCTTTAGGTCAGCCACCAGCTTCTTACCTACATCGTCCAGTGCTGTCTTGGTGCGGGCGACCTTGTAGGCCATGGAGGCAATTGCATCACGGCCCTTGCGGGTGCAGATGTCCGGCGTGAAGCCGTCGATCTCGGTGCGGATCTTTTGCAGCCAGGGCTCAAGGCCCTTTTCAGTGCTGTAGACGGTGAGGGCGGTTTCTTGTGGAGGCACTACGGCCAGTTCGGTATTTGCGGACATGGGGAATCCTTGCCGCGATGCACGCAGCGTTTGAAGGTGTGGGTTATCGAGCCTTGGCGAATGCTTGGGCCATTGCTGTGGCGGGGGTGGCGCGCTTCACGACTTGTTCGGCGGCGACGCATTCGTCATGGTCAAACCATCCGAAGTGGCATTGGCCGACATCGATGTTCATTTGTCCGGCAAGCCACCGGTAGGCGAGCGTTCGGCTCATACCTGCTTTCTTCATGTGGTCGTGAAAGGCTGCCTTGCTGCGGTTGCGTACTGCCCTGAGCTTGTCGTCGGCCAGTGTCCCGAGCGGGATGTCGGTGTCTGGGTGCAGCCCCACATAGGCGCGGCAGCCTTGGCAGAGATATGCAAACGGCCAATCGCCATAGTTGCGGCCATTGTAGATTTCCGAGTTACACACCAGGTGCACGTCGTCGCCGCAGTAGCGACAATCGGTCGGCGCCGGGATGGGGTTCTTCACGCGTTTGAGTGCGCGGCGGCTGATGTGAGGCAGCGGAGCGGGCGCAGCAATACGCTCGGGGGCGTTTGCCCGAGGATCGAGTGGCATGGGTATTCCTTATTGAGTGAGCTGGGAGCAGTAGGAGCTGGCAAGCATGACGAAGGCGGTACCGAGAAGAACGATTGCCGAGCCGCGCCAGACGTAGAGCCGGCGGGCTTTTTGGTAGGAGGTCATGGGCGAACCCTCACCGCAATTCGACCACCCTTCATGGTCGCTGCCAGACGCTGCGGCAGGTTGGCGACCAGCTCTTCACGCTTGCGACCGATCACCTCATTGAAGGGAAGGCCGAAACCCAGAATTGCGATGCGCCGCTCAATGCCTTCGAGCTGCTCGTCGATCAGGCTTTTTACCGGTGCTGTACTCATGACAACTCCTTGCGCTTCCGGCTGATCTTCAGCAGACGAGCGCTGTAGTGGTGGAATTCTTCGATGGTGATTTCGCTGGCAGTGAAGAGCCTGATGAGCAGCCCGTCGGCGAGGTTGTCGTCGATGTCTCGGCTGCCGGGATGCTCCAGAGCTTCAAGCGTCTGATCGATGGTGATGTGCGGGCTCACAGCTCGGCATCCTCCGCCTGGGCGATCAGCGCATCGTCTGCGAGTGGTTCCAGTAGCCTTTCGGCAATCTCCCCAAGCTTGCCCAGCGGGTGATCGCTGTTGCCGAGCAGTTCGGCCATAGCATTCTTGTCAGCGTCTCCAATCGCCGAGGTGATCAGCAGCCAGCCGAGCGCCGATGTGTGAACCTCGCTGTCGGCCAAGCGGTTATTCACGTATTCGTCCACGGCCAGGGCGAAGTCCTCAGCGGACACGACTTGCTGAGGGTGCATGCGGCGCTGAAAGGAAACGTCGCTGCCGCGCAGCAATTCTTCGGCGGCGGTGTAGAGCCATTCCGCCCGGGCATCGTCGTGGTGGTCGTCGCTCACCGGTGGAGGCTGGCGGCGTTCAAGTCTCAATTGAGCAAGCTGTAAAGCGTTCATGATCGCCTCCAAATCGGCGAGGTGGAGTGAGCGAGGGCCGCCCATCCGTTTTAAACATATGGACCGTGCGGCCATTCCGGGTGATCCATCGGGCTTTTACCGGTGGTCGTCCAACAAAACTCGGCTGCACTCATCCATTCCGCTGGTTGCCGTTGGGCGCGGAGGGGAGTGCATGCGGGTGGTGTCGGGGGAGGGGTTGCCCAGGCCCGCTACTGGCGACGGCCTGGGTGTGCAGCATCAGCAATGTCCGTCGACTTTAGGTTGGGCCTACCGGTCCCCGGTTGATGCGCGGTCACATCCTCGGCCCCACTGTCCGCTGCCTGTCAGGTGTTGGGCGCAGCCTTCAGGCTTGCTGCGCCACGCAGGTGGATCGTTCATCTACTTCATGATGCAGCCTCCTGTTGCTCGCTCACTGGGCAGGCAGTGGCCACCTTTGATTTCCCGTCTGGCCCTGTCGCCAAGGCCAGCCAGTGAAATCTGTTCGCCGCGACCCGCTACTGGCGGCAGTCACTGGCTTGAATCGCTATGTCAAAGAACTTGGTTCCAGTCGGTCCCCGGGGAGGGGGCTGGGAGATCACTTCGCTGATCCCGGGCTATCTGGCGGCTTCACCAGTCGTATGGCGGGTCTGTTTAGGCCCTGGCCCGTTGCGCTTGTGTTTGTAAGTGCAAGCAAACTTGCATTTATAAAAGCATGCTGGCGCTTTAAATGCAAGCACGCTTGTATGTATTTTTTGTACTGTATGGATATACAGCAATAAGAAGGACGGCATCATGGCAAAGCAGAAGGGCAAAGCAGCACCGGCACCTCGGAAGGAAATGACCGGGCTAGAGAGGCTGGGATTGAGGGTTTCTTCGATGATCAACTATCCGACGTCACAGCTTAATCGGACCGTGACGATCCACCGGCTGGACACAGACGGCGATCATGAATGGGATGAGGTAATGGGGTTGCTTTCCGAGACGGACGATCTGGACATGACGTTCAACGATGATGACTCGGTGACGTTGAGGTGGGAGGCGCGTTCTGATGAAGATCGGGTGCTCGAAATGGCTGATCTGGGCGAGGTAGAGGAGCCAGTGCTTTTCTAACGGATGCAAAAAATGCCCGCTTAGAAGGCGGGCTTAGGCAAATGGCATCGGTTAGCTATTGAATCCCTGCGAGCGATAGGGGGGCTCGCAGGAATTGGACGGACAAGATCAGTTGCCGCGATTAATGGGTTGATGTGCCCAATTTTACCTCCTGTGATTCTTTAGGAAGGTAATTATCGAAACCCGTGGCGAATTCCTGAAGCTCATCTGGATAGGATCGGGCCCAGAGACTGAGAAACGCTTCTTTGACTCTCGCTTCCGGAACCAGGCCTAGGCGTTTACCGATCTGGGAAAAAATGGTGTGCTCATCCCGATTCGTATTTGCAACGCTTTTAATTATTTCTTCGATTTCCGCAGCCTTCTCGTAAGGCTTGAGTAAAGCAACTGCGAGTTCTCCTGATATATCAGAAAGCTTCGCGAGAACTTTATTGAAGATGAAGCGCTCCGGACTCTCACCGGGAAGCTTGAATATTAATTGCGATGGGCTATTAATGTATTTTGAATCACCATCAAGGATACAAATAGACCTTTGGACCGATGCTGGGTTAATATTGTGGTCTTTGTGAACGCGCTGCGCGGTGCCGTCGCCCTCCATTGCGTATATACCTATTGCGTCAACGGCAACTCCATTTATGTTTCGTAGAATCTCCTCCACCCACATTTTTGCAAATCTGTCCTCAACAAAAATCGCGAGGCGAGAGTCGACTACTCCGCTAATCGCTCTTAAAGATGCGATATCTAGTTTTCCTTGGTAAAGCTTTCCGCGTATCGCCGCCCAAATGGCTTTATCCGGCAACGGCTTAAGGGCATCGTTTGAATGACTTGTGAATATGACCTGAATTTTCCTCCGGTTAGCAAGATCGATTAGATACTCAACCAACCTTATCGTTGCCAATGGATGTAGGCCATTTTCAATCTCTTCGATTAATACAAGAGACTGCTCAGGCATTGTCTCAAGCTCGACAATCATCCGTATGATGCTAGACTCGCCAGCTCCAAAATGAAACTCAGAATACTTATCACCTTTAGCAGTCTGTCCAGCCAATAAAGTGATTTTTCCCTTAGCATCGATTTTCAGAAAGCTAAATTCGCTGACGTCCTTATCTAGGATCGTAGCCACCGCCTGAGCTGCTTCTGTCGGCATAGAGCTAATAGCAGAGGGTTTAACGTCAAACTTCCTCGACATACATTTTGCGAGATCTGGGCGCTCGGTAGCAGGGACGGTTCTCGAAACACCGAATACACGCGTTTTTCTGGAGAGAGCTTCCCGGCTCCACCTAAAGTTAGTAAATTTCGCGGTTCGCTTTATGGAGTCCTGCTGCCGTACATCCCTATCGATAACCTCGTACTCGATCTTCCAGTTCTGCATGCTTTCATCAAATCTGCCGCTCTTCGAAAAGAAAAGCGATGGTTTGATGTCCTTGTATGCTAACGCAGCAGCGCCTAAAAGCGTGGTCTTTCCACCGCCATTTGGTCCGATCAATGCTGTTACGGGAAAATCAAAAGTTAGTACTGTATTTTCATATCCGCGAGCTTTTTCGATGATTATTTTGTAGATGTATTTCTTGTAGTTTCTTTTTTGGACTCTTTCAAATAATCCCGTGATCTCGCTATCACGTATTTCGCTCTGATACATGTTTCAAATCCTTATGAAGCAGCAAACACAAAATGTTAATTGTTAACGTAAATTCATTACTGATCAGTAACGACGTCAAACCTTCTGCGCATTCCAAACCAGCAGAACCTTCGCATGGATCGTCACATCATCGATTCGTGCTGTCTGATTTTCGTAGTACTTGTTGTCTGAGATCATCCGCAAATGATCTTCGTCAACCTGCTGCAAGCGCTTGATATATAGAAGGCCGTGCCAGGTGAGCACGTAAACCCCATCACCGATGAATTCGTTTACGCCGCGGTCAACGATGACAGGGTCCTTGTCATTGATCGTGCCTTCCATGCTCTGACCCCAGCCGGTGATCATCGCCAGCGCAGCGGCAGAGGTATAGGTGACGCCTTTTTCGCGCAGTACATCCTCTCGAACAATCAGATTGCGAATCGCCTCGTTGTAGTCGGCCGGCACCTGGCCGTGTCCCATTGCGGCGCGCACGTCGTACTGCGGAATCAAGATCTCATCTGGCCTGGCCTTCAAGCCTGAAAAGTCCGCCTCAATCACGTTTCCGCCTGACTCGCTCGCAACCGCTAGCGCAGCCGTAGCAAGTTTCTCCTGGGCTTCTGCATTGAGGCTTTTGCCAGCATGCTTGCGAATCATTTCAAGCATTTTTTGCGCCGCGCCGGTTCCCGGCACAGCCATGTCTGTGCCATTTGGCAGCGCACTCTTTCTGTGCGGCGGCTCACCTTTGCCAGATAAAAGCCAATCGACAGTGGTGTCGTAACCCTCAGCTATGGCGATCAGGTTTTCGTTTTTGATGTTTTCCGTGTCCCCAGCGAACCACTGGCGAACGGCTTCATAGCTGACCCCACAAGTGGTCGCCAAGTCACGCTTAAACCCGCGCACACCGATCTCCGGCTTCCTCGCAAGCACAAGCTTTGTAATTCGATCAGTCGTTTTCATATGCGCAATTTACAAGAGTGCTTGCCAAGCATGCTTGCCTTACAAACACAAGCATGCTTGAATATGAATTAAGCAAAGGAGGTCGGCATGACCAAAACACAAGCGATCAAGCATTTCGGCTCTGTATCGGCACTGGCTAAAGCGTTGAGCGTGACCTACGAGGCCGTTCGCCAGTGGGATGGCGTGCCGGAACTGCGCCAGTACCAAATCGAGCGAATCACTCAGGGCGCACTGAAGGCTGAGCAGAAAACCCAAGCTGCGTAAGCGTGCCGACGATCCGCCAACGAACCCAAGTAATCAGTTGCTTCACCCAATTTCAACCAAGCAAGGAATCACTAAATGGCCTACGACGACACACGCCACCTAAAGGATCGGGAGATCAAATCCCGCTATGACGACGAAACCTATGAAGCGCTGAAAGCAGTAGCGCGCCTCCACAAGCTTCAGCTCGCCGTATTCGTTCGCATGTGCGTTGAGGAAAAGCTGGAAAGCATCGTCGAGACAGATGCTACCGGTAAACACATGTCGGCCTGAAGGGCCTGAAGGAGGCTATGTGCCTGAAACCACGATCTGCCATGGGATCGATGGGCGCCTCTACGAAAAGCTTGAACGGTTGGCAAAAGACGCGGGCATGACGCCCGACGAGTACGCCGCAAAGCTTGGAGCAGAACGCTTTTTCGAGAAGACCAGGCCAAAAGGGGCAGGAAAGCTTCGAAACCTGCCAACACCCCGGCGCAACCATCCGCCGGACTTAAAAGGGCCTGAAAAAGGAGGGGCTGATGAAGACCCTGAATAGAAACTTCACCAAATCGCAGACACAAAAAAGCCGGGATTGCGCCCCGGCTTCTTGCATTGCGTATTGCTTTACCTTCTGGAGCGAATGATGGCCGACCTACATCACCACGTCAATCCCCCTTCATTTGTATCGCACGCCCTGAGCTTCCACCAGTCAGCGGCCTTGTATGCGGCCAACATGATCCGCTTCCAATACACCAAAGAATCCAAAGCCAAATGCCGTCGTGAATGCCTGGAGCATCTGAAGGCTTCCCTTGCCCATGACAAAGAGGGCTCGGCATGAGCAACGTCATCCAACTCAACGCAAAAAGTCCCGGGGGGTTTACCCGGATGGACAACGACCTTTACGAGGCCCTAATACGGGCGGATCTGTCGGGGCGCGAGCTTCGTGTCGCTTTGGCCATTCACCGCCAGACTGCCGGCTTCAATCTCGACAGCGCACGCATAGCGGCGTCCTACATCGCTGAGATGGCGAACATCCACCGCGAGGACGTGTCACGAATCATCGGCGAGTTACTGCGTCAGCGGGTCATCTATCGCGACGGTGGGAGCAAGGCGCCGATCGGTATTTCCCCTGTTCGGGAGTGGCGAATTGACGCGAAAAACAACCGGAAAACCACCACAACGAAAGAGCCACAGTGTGGCGTTTCCACCACGTCCTTAGTGGCGTTTCCACCACACAATAAAGACAAACACTCTTTTACTACCTCTGACGAGGTAGTCGTCGACGCCGAGCGTCAACTGGAAGCAGCGCCGGAGAAAATCTCCAGGACGAAAGCTGACTCATGCCCACACCGGGCCATTGTCGACCTCTACCACGAAATCCTTCCCGAGTTGCCAGCCGTAACCCTGATCAACAAAACCCGCCAGCAGCACCTGCAAGGCCGGTGGCGTGAACACGAAGCGCATCGCGACCTGGCGTTCTGGCGTGAGTACTTCGAGTCGGTCAAGGCCTCGAATTTCTTGATGGGCAAGGTCGAGGGCCGATTCGGTACCAAACCGTTCCGCGCCTCGTTTGACTGGCTGATCGCCCCCCGCAACTTCGTCAAGGTCGTTGAGGGGAATTATCATGCGTGATCCCTACAGCATTGAGGCCGAGCACGGCCTGCTGGGCGCCATGATGCAGCGTCCTGAACTGATCGATACCTTGAGCGATGACCTGTCCGCCGAGTCGTTCTACTTCGCGGAAAACGCCGAAGTGTATCGGGGAATCATGGCGGTTCGTTCGGCCGGGCAGGCGGTGGATTTCTTGTCTGTCGGTAGCCACATCGGATCGCTTGGAGATGGCTCGCCAGCGTTCGCCTACTGTGCCGAGATCGTCAAGGGTACGCCCAGTGTGGCGAACGCCTCCACCTACGCCGGGATTGTCCGCGAGCGTGCGGTATCCCGGTCACTGTACGACTTGGGCAGCCATGCCATGGATATCGCGCACAGCGACCAAGACACGCAGTCGAAGATCGCTGCCATTCAGGCGGCAGCCATGGCCATCGACAGCGGTTCTGGCGCCGACGAAGTGGTGAAAGCCTCAGACGTGCTGATCGACCAGCTTGAGGTCTGGCAGGAGCGCCACGATCGCTATGATAGCGGCCAAACGCTCATCGGCCTTTCCACCGGCCTGCAAGACTTGGACGAAAAGTTGGGAGGCCTGCAACCGGAGCAACTGATCATCGTCGCCGGGCGTCCAGCCATGGGCAAAACCACCTTGGCCATGGGGTTCCTCACTGACGCTACTGTTCGTCAGGGAAAGTCCGGTCTGGTGGTAAGCCTGGAGATGAGCAAAGGCCAGCTCCTGGACCGCGCCGTGGCTTCCGAGGGGAAGATCCCGCTCAACCTCATCAAGAACGGTACCGCCTGCCAAGGTCACGGCGAGTCACTTGGCGTGGCCGTGGCAAAGATCAAGAAGGCAAAGCTGTTCATTGCCGACCGCGCTGGCGCCACCGTTGGCCGGATTCGTTCGCTGGCCCGCCGCCACAAGATGCGTTACGGCCTGGACATCCTGATGATCGACTACCTCCAGCTGATGGAGGGCGAGGGCGGCAACAGGACGGAAGAAGTCAGCAGCATCAGCCGCGGCTGCAAGTTGCTGGCTCGCGAGCTGGGCATCCCTGTCGTGCTGCTTAGTCAATTGTCCCGCAAGTGCGAAGAGCGCCCGAACAAGCGACCTGTCCCATCCGACCTGCGCGAGTCTGGCGCCATCGAGCAGGACGCCGACGTGATCCTGTTCGTGTACCGCGACGAGGTCTATCACGAGAACAGTGAATACAAGGGCATCGCTGAAATCATCATCGGAAAGGGTCGAGACGTTGAAACGGGAACCGTTCGCGCCGCGTTCTTGGGCCAATACAACCGCTTCGAAAATCTTGCCGCCGGCTGGAAGGCCGAACCTGTAGAGGTTCCGTCGAAGGTAACGCCGCTTTCCAGTCGCTACGCCAAAAAGGAGCACTTCTGATGATTCCTCAATCTCATATCACCCTAGCCTGCACCGTGGCTGGCTTTTCTATCGGCGTGTTCTGCGTCCTGATCACAATGGCGGTGACGTCATGACCGACAAGATTAGCGTCAACTGCCAGGCCAAGCTCTCCGAGGCCATTACCAAACTGAGCGCCATGTACCGCGACAAGAAGTTCGTCGTGGTCTCTCTGCGCCTGGGCAAGGATCGCACGCTGGACCAGAACGCCCTTTGGTTCGCCCTGTACCAGCGCATCGCCGAGATGACCCAGATCGGCGACGTCGAGGACGCCCGGCGCTACTGCAAACTGCACTTTGGCGTGCAGATCCTGGTGAACGAGGACGCCGACTTCCGCGAAGGTTGGTATCGCACCATGCGTCACCTGACCTACGGGCAGAAGCTCGACATGATGGGCGGGTGTGCATTGTTCGGCCCGGATGGTTTCCCGGTAACCCGGCTTTTCAATCGTGCCCAGGGTATTGCCTACACCGACCGCATCGTTGCCGGCTTCACAGCACACGGAGTGGTCTTCGCTGATCTGCTGGGCGAGGTGGCAGCGTGAGAATCGCCCCAAAACCGCCCCGCCCGAAGAAGTGCAAGAACCCTGCATGCGGCATCAGCTTCCCGCCGCTGCGCCTGGGGCAAGCCGTGTGCAGTCCCAAGTGCGGATTGGCCATCAAGGGCGTGAATGAAGCCAAGGCGCGCAAGGCCATTGCCGACCTCGGCCGTAGGGAGATCCGCGCAGCCCGGGAGCGAATCAAGACCCGCGGCGACCACACCAAGGAAGCCCAGGCCGCATTCAACGAGTGGGTCCGCCTGCGTGACGCTGCATTCCCGTGCATCAGCTGTGGTCGCCACCACCAGGGCAAGTACGACGCCGGGCACTACCGCACGGTGGGAAGCAACCCCGCGCTGCGCTTCGAGCCGCTCAACTGCCACAAGCAGTGCGTGCCGTGTAACCAGCACAAGTCTGGCGACATCGTGAATTACCGAATCAACCTAGTGCAGCGGATCGGCGCCGAAATGGTTGCATGGATCGAAGGGCCTCATGAGCCCCGGCGCTACACCATCGAAGAGTTGAAGGCCATCAAGGCTGAATACCGGGCAAAGACCAGAGAACTGAAGAGGGCGCAGGCATGAAGCTAATTGGGGCACGTCAGGCATGGACTGACGCACAGCATGAGTCGAACACCTCCATCAGCGCAGTGGCCACGGAGAAGGCAGAGTCGGTCACCAAGATCAAGAAACGCCGGGCTGCGCTCCACGAGGTGGTGTTTGCCGCCCTGGGCGACGAGTACGCCGAAGAGCGCATTCAGGTCGTCCGGCAGAAGATCAGCATCAGCGAAACCCGCCGCACGCCGATTGGCCGGTCCACCGCCCGTGCCGCGCACCTGGTCACCATGGGCAAAATCCAGCGCGCTATCGAATCGCTCCCGTTCCAGGTGCAGCAATTCGGGCACTACCTGTATCACCCGATGATGAACATGCGACACGTCATGAACGCCGTGCTACTGATCACCGCGAAGGCCCAGTTGCCAGACCTGACTTCAGCCAAGCGTGTGAAGGTGCAGTACCTGGTCACCCTGGCGCTGCAGTCTTATAAAGGGGAGGTGAGCGGGGCGTCTGAATGGGGCCCAGCCCGGGTAGCGGCAGAGATGAACGACTTCTTCGGGGTGACGATCGATCCGAAGAACTGGACGCGTGACTGGCTGGAATTGTGGAATTCCCTGAAAGACGTGATCAGGGAAGTGGATATTCAGGCTCAGCAACCGGTGTGGCAGGTGATTCACTCGGAAAAAGACGAAGAGGCGGCATAAACATATTGACATGACGGGTCTTTCTGCGTACTTTTCCCACAGTGCGCAACTTACCTCCAGTGCAAACGAACCCTGAACCCGGCCGCTGAGCCGGGTTTTGTTTTTCTAATTTCTGGTGGGCATGGGCCTGATAGTCCCGACTCTTTGCGCTAGAGGACGTCAACGATCAAGCCAAAGGGTTTGCTTCAGCTGCTTCGGTGAGCAGCGTGAGTGTATCGCTATAAGCGCTCAACTCAGCGCGGATGCTACGTACGCGAGTGTCAGAAAGCAGTACTCCGCGCAGGTGCAATATGTGGCCGTTCACGTGCTGTCTGTACGTGCTGTACTCGGCTATTACTGAGTGGGGGATTGATACGGCCTCTACCACCTCGTATGACTCATTGAAAACCACGGCGACCAATTCGTCGAAGTCTTTTTTTTCTAAATTACGTATAACGCCTAGCTGTCTGGATTTGTTGGTGGGGTTTACCCGACGCGCTTTTATTTGGATCTTTTTGCCAGTTTCAGATTCTGCGTCGTGACCTGCTGCTGAGTTATTGGCGAGCTTCAAACCTAGAGCTGAAGCAACCAGCCACTCGGCGTAGTCGCCGGTGGGGTTATTCATGGTTCTCAAGATTCCTCGATTTCTAAGCTCACCTATCACATCAGACTGGAGCTTGAGCAAATCTTTGGTTTGCAGGTTGGTGAGATTCATTCTTGAGCGTCCTTTGACTTGGGCAGGTGGAGCCTTCGTTATAGCGATTGAAACGATCCGCTGGGCGAGAACGCCGTCTTCGGCAAGTTCACCCCGCTGAATACAAAGCCAAGATCGTTAGTTCCGTGTCCGAAAAGCTCGAACCAAGCAAGGCGTATTACATCGACTTTTCTCTGGCCGAGTAAAGGGTTTCCCTCACTGCTCCGTGCTGCACTTGGCCGCCACCTGACGGCCTTTTTTATTCCTGCCCACACGCTACTGATAGAGGTCGAGCGCATGGAGTTCTTTCACCGCCTGCTCGATAAGCTCGACTGGGCTATTGCGGGCCTCATTGGGGCCGTTGTCGCGAGCTGGTGGCATCGTGAGGACCTGACCGACCGAAAGGCCTGGTTGATCTTCCTCTGCACGGGCGCTGCCTGCGCGCATTACCTGACCGGTATGGTCAGCGCGTACTTCGGCATCGTCGAGCCTCGCAGCGTTGCGGGCGTTGGCTTTCTGCTGGGCACCTTTGGTGGCTCGCTGATTGCCGCTATCACTCGTGCTATCAAGGCCGCCGATCTCTGGGCCTTCATCAGGTCCAAGTTCGGGGGAGGCGCCCCATGATCTTCGAACACATCTCAGGCTATGCCGCCGGCGTCATCGCCCTGTGGGCAACCTGGTGCGTGTTGAGCGGGAAGGTCCGCGACGGCGTACTGGGCAAGATCATCTATTCGGTCATCGCCTTCAGCGGCTACGCCATCCTGGCTCGCCCTGAGCGGCTATTCACCAGTTCCAGCGCTGCCGAGGCGACTTTGTTCGTCGCGCTGGCCACGGCGGGTGTGCGGCACTGGTTTGTCACCACGTACTGGAAACGGGTCAAAGCCTGGATCTGCCGCAACCTGAACTGCGAACCCTGCATGCACTGTGACCCGCGGCCTGAAGGTCAACGTGTGGAGCGTCGGCAGTCTCCGCCAAGTAACTCGTAAGGATTCCCCATGACCGAAAAGCAGATCACAGACTGGGAGCGCATCGAGCAGCTCTACCGGGCTGGCCTGCTCTCTGTACGCGAGATCGCTGCCACCTGTGGCACTTCACACACGGCGATCAACAAGCGTGCAAAGGTTCACGGCTGGGAGAGGGACCTCAAGGCGAAGATCCAGGCCAAGGCTGATGCACTGGTTTCCAAAGCTGAGGTTTCCAAGCAGGTTTCCACGGAACAACTGGAAACCGAACGTGGAATCGTTGATGCGAACGCCAAGGTAATTGCGGACATTCGTATCGCCCACCGGACTGACATCGGTCGGTCGCGTCGGTTGGCCAACAAGCTGCTCGAAGAGCTTGAGGCGATGACCGATGAGAATGGCACGCTGAGAGAGCTGATTGATCAGCTGAAAGACAGCGAAGGTCCGTCAGCTATCCTCGAAGCAGCTCAAAAGATGGCGGGGCTGCCTGGTCGAAGCAGGATCATCAAGGAGCTCAGCGAGACGCTGAAGAACCTGATCACCCTGGAGCGACAGGCCTACGACCTCGGCAATGATGGCGCGCCACCAGCGGACCAGCCAGCAAGCCCATCCAGCGTTGACCCAATAGAGGCGGCCCGCGCCTACCAGAAGCTCATGTCAGGCGGTTGAAATGCCCATCCCGTTTCAGTTCGACTTCAAGAACCCGGACTACGTGCAGGTTTTCGAATGGCGGACTGAGCGGCTTGCACGCATTCGTCGAGATCCGACTGTGTTGCCAGCTCTCAAGGCGTTCTACCGCGACAACCCGGCCCAGTTCATCATCGACTGGGGCATGACAGCCGACCCGCGCAATGTGGAGCGTGGTCTGCCTGCCTCCATCCCGTTCCTGCTGTTCCCGAAGCAGGAAGAATGGATTGGGTGGTTCATGGAGCGTTGGCGCAACCAGGAACCCGGCATCACCGAAAAGACCCGCGACATGGGGATGTCCTGGCTGACAATCGGCCTGGCCTCAACGGTGTGCATGTTCAACGCCGGCTTCGTGGTGGGCTTCGGCTCCCGCAAAGAGGAATACGTCGACAAAATTGGCTCTCCGAAATCCTTGTTCGACAAGGCTCGGACATTCATGCGCCTGCTGCCGAAAGAGTTTCGCGGCACCTGGGATGACCGCAAGCACGCCCCGCACATGCGCATCCTGTTCCCTGATACCGGTTCGGTGATCACCGGCGAGTCTGGCGACGGCATCGGTCGGGGCGACCGGACCAGCTTTTACATCGTGGATGAGTCGGCATTCCTTGAGCGCCCTCAGCTGGTTGACGCTTCGTTGTCGGCCACCACCAACTGTCGTCAGGACATCTCGACGCCCAACGGCATGGGCAACTCATTCGCGCAGCGCCGGCACAGCGGCAAGATCAAGGTGTTCACGTTCCACTGGCGGGATGACCCGCGCAAGGACGATGCCTGGTACGAGAAGCAGGTCAACGACCTGGACCCCGTCACCGTGGCCCAAGAGATCGACATCAACTACGCGGCCTCGGTTGAGGGCGTGGTGATCCCTTCAGCCTGGGTACAGGCGGCGATAGGCGCACACCTGAAGCTCGGCATCGAAGCAACCGGCATGCGCCGTGGTGGTCTCGATGTCGCGGACGAGGGTATCGACAAGAACGCCTTCGCCGGCCGTCATGGCTTCCTGTTGGATTTCCTCGAGTCCTGGTCCGGTAAGGGCGGCGACATCTACGCCACGGTGGTCAAGGCATTCTCGATCTGCGATGAGCGCCGCTATGAGACGTTCGACTACGACGCTGATGGTCTGGGTGCCGGTGTTCGCGGTGACGCCCGGGTAATCAACGAGCTTCGCCATGAGCAGGGCGCCCAGCAGATCAACGATCAGCCGTTCCGCGGTTCAGGTGGTGTGCACGATCCTGAAGGTCAAATGGTCAAGGAGCGCCTGAACAAGGACTTCTTTGCCAACGCCAAGGCCCAGGCCTGGTGGGCGCTTCGCATGCGGTTCCAGGCAACGTATCGCGCAGTGGTCGAGGGGATGGCGTTTGATCCGGACGAACTGATTTCGATATCCCCGGATCTGGCCGAACTGTCGCTCCTGACCATGGAGCTCTCGCAACCTACCTACACCATCAACGCCGTGGGCAAGGTCGTCATCGACAAGGCACCCGAGGGCACGAAATCACCCAACCTCGCTGACTCCGTGATGATCTGTTATCAGCCGGCGGCCAGGTCCATCGACATCTGGAAGAGACTCGCAGGATGAGCAGAAAACATCAGTTAAACGCTCGGGCTGCGAAGGTGAACCAGCAGACCGATGCGGCGCGAAAGTCGTTCATGACGGGCGACAGCTTCCAGAACTTCACCGCCCGCGTGGGTCTGGGCACGAACAACCAGCACAGCGACAGCAGTTACGGCTTCAACTTCGTCAGTCGCAACCGCATCCAGATGGAAGCCGTTTACCGGTCCAGCTGGCTCGCCGGCCGGGCTGTTGACTGCCGTGCGAAGGACATGACCCGCGAAGGCATCGAGTTCAACTCGATCATGCCGCCAGAGGAAAAGGACAAGCTGTCCCGCGCCTTCGAGCGCCTGCAGATCTGGAAGGGGCTCTGTGACAACGAGAAGTGGTCGCGCCTCTACGGCGGATCCATTGCCGTGATGCTCATCGATGGCCAGCGTCCTGAAACGCCGCTGCGCCTGGACACGATCGGCCCCGGCCAGTTCAAAGGACTGCTGGTGCTCGACCGTTGGCTGGTGCAGCCGTCTTTGGAGAACCTGGTCACTGAATACGGGCCGGACCTCGGCAAGCCGAAGTACTACACCGTGATTGCTGATGCCCAGGCACTGATCAACCAGAAGATCCATTACACCCGGGTGATTCGTCGTGAGGGTGTCGAGTTGCCGTACTGGCAGCGCATTGCCGAGAACGGTTGGGGCCAGTCGGTGCTTGAACGCCTGTGGGATCGCCTCGTGGCATTCGACAGCGTCACATCCGGTACGGCGCAACTGGTCTACAAGGCGCACCTACGGACCTACAAGGTCGAAAAGCTGCGCGAGCTGATCGCCACCGGCGGCCGAACCTTCGAGGCGCTGATCAAGCAGATCGACCTGATTCGGCAGTTCCAGTCTAACGAGGGGTTGACCCTCATGGACTCGACGGACGAGTTCGAGACGCACCAATACAGCTTCAGCGGTTTGTCTGACGTGATCGACAAGTTCGGTGAGCAGGTATGTGGCGCCGTGGAGACGCCGGACATCATCCTGTTTGGCCAATCGCCGGGCGGCCTGAGCAACGGCGACGACAGTTCGGTGCGCATCTACTACGACGGCATCAAGGCCGATCAAGACTCGGCCCTGCGCCCGGGCTTAACGACCCTCTGCGACGTGATCAGCCGTTCTGAACTGGGCAAGCCGCTGCCTGAGGGCTTCGCCTTCGATTTCGTGCCGTTGTGGCAACTGAGCGACACCGAGAAGGCCGAAATCGGCACCAAGGACACGAACTCGGTGGTTGCTGCCTATGACTCGCAGATCATCAGTCGTGCGACCGCACTCAAGGAACTTCGCCAGTCCAGCAACACCACTGGCCTCTGGTCGAACATCACCGACGATGAAATTACCGAAGCTGAGGCTGAACCGCCTCCGAGCCTTGGCGAAGGGGACTTGACCGATGAGCCTGGCAACCCGGGACAAGAAACGAAGCCCCAATCCGGTAAGGACGAGTAGGGCAGAACGGCAATACCAGACCTCGCTGTCGCAGGTGGCGCGCCAAGTGGGAAGCATCATCAACGGCTTCCCACCTGGTGACCCCACCGTTGAGCCGACCATTGAGCACATGCTGAACCGCTATTCGGAGCTGCTGACCGACTGGGCCGTCTCGACGGCGAGCAAGATGATTGCCGAGGTCAACCAGCAGGACCGGAAGGCCTGGGCAACGCTCACTGAGCAGATGTCCCAGGCGCTCCGGCAGGAGATCCGGACCGCCCCCACCGGTGCGGCTATGCAGGGACTGCTTGCTGAGCAGGTCACGCTGATCAAGAGCATCCCGCTCGACGCCGCAAAGCGTGTGCACGAACTGACGCTGCAAGGCATCGAGGACGGCACCCGGGCCAGCGAGATTGCCAAGGAAATACAGCGCTCGGGCGATGTGGCCGAAAGCCGCGCCAAGTTGATCGCTCGCACTGAAGTATCCCGCACCGCTGCAACGCTGACAGAGGCCCGCGCCAAGTCGGTAGGCAGCGAGGGCTATATCTGGCGCACCTCTGGTGACAGCGACGTGCGCCACTCCCATAAGGAAATGAACGGCAAGTTTGTTCGTTGGGACTCGCCGCCCACCCTGGACAAACTCACCGGACATGCCGGCTGCCTGCCGAACTGCCGCTGCTACCCAGACCCCGTTATCCCTGAGTGAACCCCTATGCACGTTAGAACCCAAGACGAGGCTGGGCGCTGGTTTGCGCCTGAACGCCTGAGCGCTCGGCAGCGGATGACGCCAGAAGGCTTCCTGCTGTGCGAGGCGGTGCCCATCGCTCGCACCGGAACGCTGATCTACGACGAGAGCGAACTGGTCAACGACGATGGCCCAATCGTCCAGGGCGGCGACGGCGGTCTTGTGACCATTGAGCGCAACCCCGATGAGGTGTTTCGCGCCGAGACCATCGCCAGCTTCGAAGGCAAGCCAGTCACCCTGAGCCACCCCGATGACTTCGTTTCGCCGGCCAACTGGCGCGAGCTGAGCATGGGGATCACCCAAAACGTGCGCCAGGGTGAGGGCATCGAAAGCGACCTGATGATCGCCGACCTGCTGATCACCGACTCCGCGGCCATCGAAGAAGTGCGCAGCGGGCTCCGGCAGGTGTCCTGCGGGTATGACGCCGAATACGAACAACTGGCAGTCGGTCGCGGCCGCCAGACAAACATCGTGGGTAACCACGTAGCCCTGGTAGAGCGCGGCCGCTGTGGCCCGCGATGTGCAATTGGAGATTCCGAAGTGGCCAAGACGACTGATGCAAAACCGAAACGCACCTGGCGTGACCGGGTAATGACTGCCTTCCGCGCGAAGGACGAAGCCGCACTGGAAGAGGCGCTGCAAGGCGCCGAGGCCAGCGATGAGGACGAAGACGACAGTAAGGACGACGCCAAAGCCAAGACCGGCGACTCCGCAACGCTCGACTCGATCCTCAAAGCCATCAAATCCATGGATAAGCGCGTGGGCGACATGGAAGCCGAGGTGAAGAAAATCACCGAGGACGAAGAGTCGGACGATGAGGGCAAGTCGAAGACCAACGACGACATCCTCGAAGCCGAAGAGGCTGCGAAGAACGCCGAAGCCTCGGGCAAAACCTACACCGGTGACGCTGAGGTCATGACTGATCTTCGCTCCCGCGCCGAGATCATCGCTCCGGGCATCAGCTTCCATACCCGCGACGCGAAGACCAAGACTTCCGACCATGTTTGCACCTGCCAGCGCCTGGCGCTGACCAAGGCCATGCAGACCGGTGACGGCAAGTCGCTGGTCGAGCCGTTCCTGGCTGGCCGAGACCTGTCGAAGATGACCGCCGACCAGGTGGCCGCGACCTTCGTCGGTGTCACCGAATTCGCCAAGCTGCAGAACAACGCGGCTGGCGCCCGCACTTCCGTCACCACCAAAGACTTCGGCCGTGCCCCACAGAGCGTGGCCGAGATCAACCAACGCAACCGTGAATTTTGGAACGGCTCGGGCCGTAACTGAGGATATCCCCCATGGGTAACGCATTTCTGTATCGCATGCCTGCGGGCATTCCAGGCGACGTCACTCGCGCCAGTCAATCGACCATCGAGCCTGTGTTCCTGGACTCGGCCACCCCGTTCGCGGGCTATGGCCTGTTCGGCAAGATCGTGGCCGGCAAGTTCGTGCCGTTCGGCGCGGGCGACACCAACGGCGCCGAATACGGCCTGTTCACTCGCCCTTATCCAATCACTGGTGGCTCGGGTTCCGATCCGCTCGGCACCGCAACCCCACCAACCAAGGGCGTCGCCGATGTCCTGCGCCGCGGCTACATGACCGTGAAGCTGAACGCTGGTACCGCGTCGAAGGACAGTCAGGTGTATGTCCGTGTAGCTGCTGCTGCCGCCGGCAAGCCAATTGGCGGTATCGAAGCCGTCGCTGACAGCACCAACACGGTCGCGATCACTCTCGCGTCTTTCATGGGCCCGGCGGACGCCTCTGGCAACGTCGAAATCCAGTACAACATCTAAGGGGAACGCTCGATGAGCAATTTGATTCTGCCGCGCTCGATCAAGCGCGCCCACACCCGCGACGGCCTGATGACGTTCGATGCTCAAACCATCGACTCGACCGGCGTGTTCCTGATCGGTGAACTGGAGCGACTCGACCAGAACCTGCACGGACCACTGGCCTCTGTGACCTGGTCCCGCGACATCATGCTGCGTGAAGACGTGAGCATCGCGGACGAACTGTCCAGCTTCACCAACAGCACCTTTGCTGCCGTCGGTGGTACCAGCCCGAACGGCAAGGCCTGGATTGGGAAGGACTCCAGCGCTATCGCAAGCCTGGGTCTGGACATTGGCAAGACCGCCAAGCCGCTGAGCCTGTGGGGCATGGAGTTGTCCTGGACCCTGCCAGAGCTGGCATCCGCCCAACAACTCGGCCGTCCGGTGGACAGCCAGAAGTTCTCCGGCATGCAGCTCAAGCACAACATGGACATCGACGAGCAGGTCTACATTGGTGACACCGAGTTGGGTGAAACCGGCCTTGTGAACTCCACCGTTGTGACCAACGTCAGCAACGCCATCACCGGCAACTGGGGCACCGCAACGCCCGACCAGATCCTGGCCGACGTGAACGATCTGCTGAACAGCGTCTGGGCGGCATCCGGTTTCGCCATCTGCCCGAGCGAGCTGCGCCTCGACCCAGTCAGCTACAGCAAGCTGGTCAGCCGCATCGTGTCGACCGCCGGCAACATCTCGATCATCGAGTACCTCAAGGTGAACAGCCTGTCGAACTCGATCAACGGCCGGCCGCTGAACATCCAGCCGCTGAAATGGCTGACCGGTCGCGGCGCTTCCAGCACCAACCGCATGATGGCGTACACCAACGAGAAGGATCGTGTGCGCTTCCCTCTGGTGCCGCTGCAGCGTACCCCGCTGGAATATCGCGGCATCCGTCAGATCACCACCTACTACGGCCGCTTGGGCGTGGTGGAAGTGGTCTACCCAGAAACTGTCGGCTACCGTGACGGCATCTAAGGAGAGCGCAATGAAATTCATCAATGTGCTCAAGAGCTTCAAGCTCAACCTGGCCGAAGGCGTGTTGCGCGACTTCGAATCCGGCCTGCATGAGGTCGAGGACGAGATTGCGGCTCACTGGTACGTGGCCGCAAACTCGGAACCGCTGACCACCAAACAGGCCAAGGCCTTGCAGGGTGACAACGGCGACGACGACCAAGCCAAAGCTGACGCGGATGCCAAAGCGAAGGCCGAGGCCGATGCCAAGGCAAAATCCGATGCAGACGCAAAAGCTGAAGCCGATGCGAAGGCCAAAGCTGACGCGGATGCCAAAGCGAAGGTTTAACAATGGACGCAGCCCAGTTCCGCGCGGACTTCCCCGAGTTCAGCGATACCACCAAATACCCGGACTCAGCCGTCGACCTGTGGCTGAGCCTGGGCGAAAAGACGCTTGCGCCTGATCGATGGTGCGACTATCTGGACCTAGGCCTTGAGTTGTTCATTGCCCACAACCTGGCCGTCGCCGCCGGCAACCAGCTCACGGCGGCAGTCGGTGGAGCGCCCGGGCAGGTGAAAGGTCCTCTGACATCGAAGTCGGTGGACAAGGTCAGCGCGGGTTACGACACGGGCGCCGTCGCGCTTCAGGACGGTGGCTTCTTCAACCTGACTACCTACGGTATCCAGTACCTGCAACTGGCCCGCATGGTCGGCACTGGGGGGATTCAGCTTTGAGCATGAAGATCACCACCGACAATGTGGCCAAGGTGCTGGCTTCCATTCAGGAACTCGCCGGAAAGCAGGTGCTGGTGGGCATCCCGGCGACAAAGGCTGAGCGCGAGGATGGCGAGCCCATCAACAACGCTCAATTGGGCTACATCCACGAATATGGCGCGCCTGCTTCGAATATCCCGGCGCGCCCGTTCCTGATACCAGGTGTTGCGCACGCGCAGGAAAGCATCAACAACCACCTGCAGAAAGCCGCAAAGGCAGCAATGAGCGGCAATGATGAGAAGGTGGATACCGAGCTGAACGCCACTGGGCTGATTGCCCAGGCGGGCGCGCGCAACGAGATCAATAACGGCAACTTCGAAGCGCTGTCTGCCAGAACCTTGGCTGATCGGCGCAAGCGTGGTCGTACAGGCGACAAGCCGCTGATAGACACCGGTCAGCTACGCAACTCCATCACCTACGTGATTCGCAAAAAGGAGTGATCCATGGCACAGCTCGACGTGTCGGACGTCCTCCTTGACCCTGACTTCATGGACACGGGCCTGATCTGCAAACGCTCAGTCCAGACAGTCGGTGATAACGGCAGGACGACCACCAGTGATACCAGCACGCCGTTCGCCGGCGTGGTCACCAGCGACAAGGGAGACATCCTTGAGCGCCTGGCGGGGGCCGAGCGCAAAAAGGGCTCGATCACCATCCACACCATTTTCCCGCTGACGGCCGGTGAGGGCGATACCACCGCCGACATCGTCACCTGGCGCGGAAAGACCTACACAGTTTCGAACGTCAACGACTACCAGCATTTCGGCCGCGGCTTTGTCTGCGCGACCTGCGATCTTCTACCTCTGGCGGGATAACTCATGGCAAACACCTCAGCAACCGGCGGGTATCTCGCGCCGGCGGGGACACCTGCGCCAACGGAAGACACCGACCTTGAAGACGTTCTGCAAGCGATGGTGGTGGGTGTCAGTGGCATGGCGGGCAAGTTCGTCAGGCCGCGCTGGCAGGAAAAACCACCGAAGCAGCCAGAGTCAAACATCAATTGGTGCGCGATCGGTGTACACGAAACCAAGACCATTGCTAACCCGGCCATTGATCATGACGGCTCGGACGATGGTCACGATCAGTACCAGATGCACGAAGAGCTTGAGGTGCTGTGCTCGTTCTACGGCCCGCAGGCCCAGGCCTACGCCTCCATCCTGCGTGACGGCATCTTCATCCCCCAGAACAGCGAAGCAGTGAAAGCCCTGCGCATGGCGTTCTACGGTGCCTCGGACATTCGCCCGGTACCGGAGCTGGTCAACCAGCAGTGGGTTCGCCGCTACGACCTCTTCATCTACATGCGCCGCCAAGTCGTGCGCGTCTACCCAGTGCTCAACATCCTGTCGGCTGATCCAGAAATCGTCGACTGATCAACATCCCCGGAGAACTCAATGCCAACTCTCGCCGTTTCGGACGTCGTGAACGTCCAGATCGTCATGTCTCCAAAGGCGGCCGCAACTCGTGACTTCGGGGCGCTGCTGATCCTTGGCTCGTCGAACGTCATCGACACGAACGAGCGCATCCGCAAATACTCGACACTCGATGCCGTGGCTTCGGACTTTGGTACCACTGCGCCGGAATACTTGGCCGCGAATCTGTACTTCAGCCAGTCGCCTCAACCGGCAATTCTGTACATCGGTCGCTGGGCCAAGACCGCATCCTCCGCTCGCCTGAATGGCGGTGCGCTATCCGTGGCTCAACAGGCCATGTCGAACTTCACGCCCATCACTACCGGCTCGATGAAGATCACCGTCGACGGGACCTTGAAGACCTTGTCGACGCTGAATTTCAGTTCAGCTGCGAACCTGAACGCTGTAGCGACCGTGATTACCACGGCGCTTGCCGGCGCGGTCTGTGTTTGGAATGCCAACTTCAGCCGATTCGAGATCACCAGCTCCACCACTGGCGTTACCTCGACGCTGACCTACGCCAGCACTACTGGCTCGGGGGTGGACGTGTCTACGCTGCTCGGCCTGCAAACAGGCCAGGCGTCCCCGCCGGTGAATGGCGCAGCACTGGAAACACTACTGTCGTGCGTCACTTATCTGACCAACTTCTCGACTCAGTGGTACGGCCTGCAGATCGCAGATACCAGCCCGACGGATGCCGATATCTTGGGGGTTTCCGCCTTCATCGAAGGGGCCAGCCCGTCGCGCATCTTCGGCGTGACCACCCAGAACGCCTTGGCACTCGACGGCACCAGCACCACGGATTTGGCGTACAAGCTCGACGCGGCGAACTACAAGCGCACGTTCAGCCAATACTCTAGTTCCAGCCCGTATGCTACGGCGTCGATCTTCGGCCGGGCCTTCACCGTCAACTTCCAAGGCAACAACACAACCATCACCCTGAAGTTCAAGCAGGAGCCCGGCATCACTGCTGAGAATCTGAACCCGACGCAGGCCGCGGCCTTGAAAGCGAAAAGCTGCAACGTGTTCGTCAACTACAACAACGACACGGCAATCATTCAGGAAGGCGTGATGGCCAACGGGTACTTCTTCGACGAAGTGCACGGGCTGGACTGGCTGCAAAACGATATCCAGACCGCGGTCTACAACTTGCTCTACACCAGCCCAACGAAAGTCCCACAGACAAACCCAGGGGTCAACCGCATCGTCACCACGATCGATAGCCGTTGCGACCAGGCTGTAAACAATGGCCTGGCCGCACCAGGTCAGTGGAATGGTCCTGATGTGGGTGCGATCACCTCCGGCCAGTACCTGACCAAGGGCTACTACGTCTTCGCCAACCCCATCGATACCCAGTCTCAGGCTGATCGCGAGGCCCGCAAAGCGCCGGTCATTCAGGTTGCCTTGAAACTCGCTGGCGCGGTGCATTTCGCCAACGTCATCGTCAACGTCAACCGCTGATCGGAGCTGATCACCTATGGCTACTTATAGCTTTCTCGATGTGAACGCGACCCTGGTCGGCGCCGGTGCAGTGATCGACCTCGGTGCGGGATCGGCCAATGCCGAAGAGGGGATCTCGACCTCGATGGTGGACGACAAGAACACCATGCTGATTGGTGCCGACGGCGAGGGCATGCACTCGTTGCATGCCGGCAAGTCCGGCACCGTTACTGTGCGCCTGCTCAAAACCTCGCCGCAGAATGCGAAGTTGATGGCACTGTACGACGCGCAAGGCCTGAGCTCGTCGCTTTGGGGACAAAACGTCATCACCATCACGAACAACGCCAGCGGCGACGCCATCGGCTGCCGCAGCTGCGCATTCAAGAAACGTCCAGACCTGAACTACAAGAAGGACGGCGACATTGTCGAATGGGTCTTCGACGCCATCAAAATCGACGCAATTCTGGGTACTTACTGATGAGCGACTTCGAACTTGGCGCCGATACATTCCGGATCGGCAAGTTAAACGCCTTTCAGCAATTCCACCTGTCGCGCAAGGTCGCGCCGATCATCCCTACGCTGATCCCGCTTTTCTTGAAGCTCAAAAAGGCGCCAATGCAAGTGGCCGCAGACGGCGACTTGTCAGCGGTTGCACAAATGCCGCTCAGTGGCGACTTGGGCGCACTGGCCGAAATGCTTCAGCCGTTCGCCGATGGTATCGCCGGTATGCCCGACGAAACCGCGGAATTCATCCTCTCGACCTGCCTTAGCGTTGTTCAGCGCAAGCAGGGCGTGTCCTGGTTCCCGATCTGGAATGCCAGTCAGAACGTCTGCATGTTCGATGACCTCGACCTGGGCGTGATGATGAAGCTGGCCGTCCGGGTGATCACCGAGTCTCTCGGCCCTTTCTTACAAGGGATGCTTACCGGCCGGGGCACTCCCAAGGGCTGACGGTCGAACTCGAGTCGATGCCGAACGGTGAAGACTGGCTGCTGATTCCTGTTCACGAAGGCATGTGCCGATACGAATCCTTGATCGACTGCACTCTCGATCTGTCCGACATCGCAAAAATGAACGATTCGCTGCTGGTCCGCGCCGAAAACAAGGAGCGGATGCGTAGGGCTTTGGAGGAATAAATGGCTGATCAAGACGTCATCAAGGAGTTCTTGGTTGGCCTGGGCTTTAAGGTTGACGACAAGGGCGCGAAGGACTTCACGCAAAGTATCGACACTGCAACCAAGAGCGTGGTCAGGTTGGTGACTGTGATCGCCGGCGCCTCGCTGACGGTCGCCGCCGGCGTTTCGGCGTTCGCTTCCAACCTTGAGGGATTGTATTTCGCGTCCCAGCGGGTGGGTGCCTCAGCCGAAAACCTAAAGTCGGCCGAGTATGCCGCGCGTGACTTGGGTGCCTCAGCGGACGAGGCTCGGGGCTCGATCGAGGGTATCGCCAAGTTCCTCCGGGACAACCCAGGTGGCGAAGATTTCCTGAAAGGCATTGGCGTACAGACGCGGGACGCCAATGGCAACCTGCGTGATACCGCCGACATGCTGGTCAGCATCGGTCAGAAGCTGAAGTCCATGCCGTGGTACCAGGCAAATCAATACGCGGGCGTGCTGGGTATCGACGAGCGCACGCTGCGGGCGATTCAGGACGACAAGTTCGGCGCCAAACTGGAGCAGAATCGGAAGAAACTCAGGGACAGCGGCCTGGACCAGGCCACCGTGGACGCCCATGCATTCATGGAGGTGCTGCGCAGCATCGGGTTGCAGTTCGAGACGTTCTCTATCCAGGTGCAAGCCGCGCTGATGGGCAAGCTCGGCCCGGATCTGCAACGCTTTGCCCAATGGTTCGAGCAGAACGGCCCGATGATCGCCAATCGAGTCGCTGACATTACCGTGAAGCTGATCGATTTCGTTGAGAAGGCCGGCCCATACCTTGGGAAAATCTGGGACTTCTTCGTCAAGCTGGATGAAGCCACTGACGGCTGGAGCACCAAGATAATTGCGTTGCTGTGGGCGCTGAACGCCATCGGTGCGCTGTCTGTGATTTCGGGCATCACCAGGCTTGCCGGGGCGTTCCTCGGTTTGGGCTCGGCAATTACTGGTGCTGGCGCAGCTGCCGCCGGTGCAACAGCATTGTCCACGCTGGCTGTCGGGCTTGGATCTGCGCTCTATTCGTCATCGCTCAATGAGGGCGAGGACGACATTGTCCAGCGCCGGCACGATGCCGAGGACGCAGCTGATGGCCGTCTGCGCGGCGGCGATGACATGGCCGGGCGCGTCATGCAGTTCTTCCAGGACCTGGGCTGGTCACCGGCTCAGTCCGCCGGGATCACCGCGAACCTCTCTGCCGAAAGCGGTTTCAACTCTTCGGCGGTGGGGGATGGCGGCCAGGCATACGGTGTCGCGCAGTGGCACCCTGACCGGCAGGCAAACTTCAAGAAGTGGGCCGGCAAGGACATTCGGCAGTCGACGCTTGAGGATCAGTTGAAGTTTGTCCACTACGAGCTCACTGAAGGGGCCGAGGTGGCAGCCGGCAAGCTTTTGAAGGCCTCGGAAAACTCGCGTGATGCTGGTGCGACCGTCTCTCGTTACTACGAGCGCCCCGGTGTTGATGAAACTGCCAGGGCAAGAGAAGCGGCCAGCCGGGGCGATGTGGCCAACCAGCTGCACCAGACGACCAACATCACCATTCATGGTGCGACTGACCCAAATGCCACGGCATCGGCGGTCAGCGGAGCCCAGAATCGGGTGAATCAGGACATCACCCGCAACCTGAACACGGCGGTGAACTGACATGCCCAATTTTGCAGGCTTCATCACCATCGACCCGAAACGCTCCATCGGCAGCATCGTTGCCCACGTCACCATGGAAGAAGTGGCGACGGACGAACTGCAGATCACAGAACACCCGGTGGAGCTGGGTGCCAACATTACCGACCATGCGTTCAAGAAGCCGGCGGACTTGATCGTCCGATGTGGCTGGAGCAATGCCAGCCTGGCTGGTGTGCTCGGTGGAGTGAAAGGTTTGGTGTCAGCACTCACTGGCGGAGATGCGTTCGGGTCTGATTACGTGTCAAGCGTCTACAACCAACTCCTGGCGTTGCAGGAGTCGCGGATTCCGTTCGACGTCTCCACCGGCAAGCGCCTCTACACCAACATGTTGATGCGCAGCCTGGGCGTGACCACGGATGAGAAAAGCGAATACACGCTGATGGTGACGGCCGTCTTCAAGCAGGTCCTCATCGTGCAGACCCAGGCAACAACGCTGCCGCCGAGGGATGACCAGGCGCAACCGCAATCAACCGCCGAAACGTCCGACGCCGGCGTCAAGCAGGTCGCTCAGTCGTTCCCAGCCCCGGGCGGATGGCAGCCACCCAACGGATAAGCCCATGGCCAACTTTGAAATCCCGCTGTCGCCTAACGCGCAGACCTTCGTCGTTTCCTTGTCGGGTACCGACTACCGACTCACCGTGCAATGGCGTGATGCCGAGGGAGCAGGGTGGGTGGTCGATATCGCAGACACCAGCGGTAACCCGATCATTCAGGGAATTCCGCTGGTGACGGGAGTGAACCTGTTGGACCAGTACGCCTACCTGGGCTTCACCGACGTGCTCTGGGTCCAGACCACGGCGGATCCCGACGCGGTACCGACATTCGACAATCTTGGGATCGGCTCCCATCTTTACTGGTTCACGGAGTAGCAATGAGCGTTCCTCAGTACCTGCGCCAAATCAGCCTCAAGGTCGGTGACGCCGACGACGCCCTGGACCTTTCGGACATGCGAATCAGATTTGCGGTGCGAAGGGGCGATTTTAAAACGCCAAACTCCGCTGATATCAGGGTCTACAACCTGAGCGATAACACTGTCCAGAGGGTTCAAAAGGAGTTCGAGAGGGTTGTCCTGCAGGCTGGGTACGCTGGTAATTATGGCGTGATCTTCGACGGCACGATCAAACAGGTCCGGCGTGGACGTGAGAGCCAGACTGATACCTACATCGACATCACCGCGGCTGATGGAGACAGCGCCTACAACTTCGCCGTGATGAATGTCACATTGGCTGCCGGCTCAACAGCAAACGACCACTTGGAACAGGTGCTGAGCTCAATGAAATCGCGCGGCATCACCATGGGTGAAGCGCCAGAGCTGTCTGCGACCAGGCTCCCTCGCGGGAAGGTGTTCTATGGAATGACCCGAGACTTTCTTGATGTCCTTGGAAAGACCCAGGATGTGAGTTGGAGCATTCAGGATGGGAAACTGACGCTCATCCCCAACAACGCCTACCTGCCAGGTGAAGCCGTGGTCGTAACTTCTGCGACAGGAATGATCGGGCTACCGGAGCAGACCCAGAATGGCATCAATGTACGTACGCTCCTGAACCCAGGCATCCGAATTGGGAAGCGCCTGCAAATAAACAACACAAGCATTCAGCAATACCGATACGGCTTAAGCAATAACGCCGGGACATCCAATAGCTTTGTCAAACAGCAGGCCAAGATTGCCGACGACGGATTCTATAAAGCATTTGTCGTGGATCACTACGGCGATACCAGGGGCAATGAGTGGTACACCGACACGATTTGCTTGGCCATTGACGCAACCGTACCAATTGGCTTGCTGCCGCAAACAGGTGGGGTTGGGCCGGTAGGCCCTGTCAGGCCGTACGGTTAGGGGCACATCTCCATCGCCTGGGCATACCTCGTTCCTTGATTTGGCGAAGCAGTAACTGTGGCCATGCCGCCCTTGGCCAAGTCAGCGGTGACATATGCATTGGGCGGAGCATAGCTCTGGTTGCCGTCCTGTCGGACGATTACATATGACCCATCCAGGTGCGTACCCCAGCACCCCTTAAGTGACAGGGCGGGCCGCTTCGTGTTCTCCGCGGTAGAACCGCTATCCGAAAAAAGGTACGCCCGCATGTCCTTGGCGTGTGCCAGGGGCAGGTCGCACTTGCGGTCTCTGTAAAGAACCTCCATGGGCTTCGTGATCGGAAATTTGTCACCTACGCATTGGTGACCTTTGGCGGTCTGCACATACACGACTTCAGCGCTGGCAATCGCCGGAAGCATCAATACCCCGACCAAAAACAACTTTCTCATGGTGACTCTCCATGGATTCACGCGAGCGGATGAACGACCCGATTGTTGGGTTATCGGTCGCCCTCAATGGGTGGCAGTCCAAAATTCAGACGGCAGTCCCCGGCATTATTCAGTCCTTCAATCCGGATGATATGACCTGCACGGTTCAGCCCGCAATCAGCGGCCAGGTGCGGGATGAGACCGGGGCATTGACCGGCATTGAACTGCCGCTACTGGTGGATTGCCCCGTGCAGTTCCCGGCCGGTGGCGGCTGCACGCTGACCTTCCCAGTAAAAGCGGAGGACGAGTGCCTGATTGTTTTTTCGTCCCGCTGCATTGATTCCTGGTGGCAGTCAGGGGGCGTCCAAGCTCAGCCCGAGTTGCGCATGCATGACCTGTCGGACGGCTTCGCGTTGCTGGGTTTCCGGTCTCAACCCCGGGTGATCGGTGGGATCAGCGGCACGGCTGCGCAGTTGCGCACCGATGACGGCGCCGCGTTCGTAGAGGTGGACTCGGCTACGCACGTCATCAACATCACGACGACAGCCCAGGTCAATCTGACGGCACCAGTCATCAATTTGGCTGCCGCGGGCCAGACCCTGCTCAAGTTCGTGACTTCCACATTCCTGGCCTTGTTCAACAGCCACACCCACGCATCGAGCGGCGCAGGGATCCCCAATCAGCAGATGACCAATGCTCACATGACCACCACGGTGAAGGGGGGCTGACATGCGCTATCGAAAGCTCGACGCCAATGGCGACTATTCCTTCGGCCACCAGCAGGCAGATTTTCTGCGTGACTCGCCGGAGGCAGTAGCGCAGGCCGTCAGCACCAGGTTGAAGCTCGATCAGGGTGAGTGGTTTCTCGATAAAACAGAAGGCATGCCGTGGGACAACCAAGTGCTGGGGGAGCGAACAGCCGCAACGCGCGACTCCGCAGTTCAGCGGCGAGTGCTCGGCACGCAGGGCGTCACCCAGATCGACAGCTATGTGAGCACCACCGACCCAGAATCCCGGACCTTCACTCCAACGGTTGAAATCACCACGGACTACGGGCAGACGACCATCAGCGAGAACCTGTAAATGGCCTCTTCAACTGCACCGATCATCTCGGCTACCGGCATTACGGCGCCGACCTATGCCGAGGTCCTGGCTTTTCTCCAATCGCAATTCCGCTCTATCTACGGTGACGACACCTACCTCGAATCCGATTCGCAGGACGGGCAATTCCTCAGCGTGATCGCCCTGGCCATTAGCGACGCAAACGCTGCGACGATTGCCGCTTATCTGTCGTTCTCGCCGGGCACCGCGCAAAAGGCCGCGCTGTCCAGCAATGTGAAGATCAACGGCATAAGCCGGGCGGTGCCGACCAACTCCGAAGCCGACCTGACCATCGTTGGCCAGGCTGGGACGGTGATTACCCAGGGCTTTGCGCAGGACCAGAACGACAACAAATGGGCGCTTCCAGCAACGGTGACCATTCCGCCTGAGGGCTCGATCATCGTTACGGCGGTTTGTGCGACGGTTGGGGCCATATCGGCCGGGCCTGACCAGATCAATAAGATTGCCACGATGACGCGCGGATGGCAGAGCGTCACCAATGCATCTTCAGCCAGCGAAGGCGCGCCAGTCGAAACCGACTCGGCGCTGCGCCAACGGCAAAAGACCTCGACCGCGCTGCCGTCGCGCACTGTGCTCGAAGGCACCATCGGTGCCGTGGCCAGCGTCTCTGGGGTCACCCGGTACGTTGCCTATGACAACGACACCAACAACACCGATGCGAACGGAATTCCCGGGAACAGGCTGGCGATGGTGGTTGAGGGCGGCGATGTGAACGCGATTGCATCGGCCATTGCAGCGAAGAAAGGTCCAGGTGGGGGCACCTACGGCACGACGTCGGCCACAGTCATCAACGTCTACAACATGCCGATCACCATCAACTTTTTCCGTCCTACCTACCGCGCCATCACAGCGACGGCATCCCTCAAGGCGTTGCCCGGGTATACCTCCGCAATCGGTGCGGCGTTGCAGCAGGCTGTGTCCGACTACGTGAACCAGGTGGCAATCGGCGGCGGCCCCAGCGCAACGGTTGAATGGGCAGACGCGCTGACCGCGGCAAATAGCATTCCGGGCAGCAACACCTTCAAGTTGACCGCGCTCACATTGTCCGGCCCGGGCGGCGCCGGCACACCCGACGTGCCACTGGCATTCAACCAAGCAGCCTCCTGCACGCCAGCGAGCGTTGTTCTAACGGTGACCTGACATGGCAGATATCAAGGACTACACCGGGAAAATCACCAGCCAGCACTCGGACAAGCCCAAGTACATGGCGATGGTTGAGGCTGTTTCGCAGTGCTTTCTCGACACCAACGAAGTGGCATCGGGCCTACCCGAAGACTTTGACCTGGATAGCGCGGTAGATGCGCAGCTCGACGACGTGGGGTTGTGGGTAGGGATCTCGCGCAACATCGCCACGCCATTGACCAACGTCTACTTCTCACTGGACACCGCTGGGCTTGGCTTTGACCAAGGGGCTTGGAAAGGTCCGTTTGATCCGGACAACGGCATCACCACGCTCGACAACGAGGCGTATCGGACTTTACTCAGGGCCAAAATCGGTGCCAACCACTGGGACGGCACGATGGAGTCATCCAAAGCCATTCTCGATCTGGTCTTCAATCCTGACGGACACGCGCCATTTTACCCGGTCACCGCGAACAATGAGACGTTCGGCGTTGGTGACGGCGTACAGACGGCGTTCCAACTCAAATATCAAGGCCAGAACGTATATAGCTACACGTCAGCCACGTTGTACCGGACTGATTGGCAGGGCAAGCAACAGTTGTACCCGACGCCGCGCACTAACATAGCTTTGCAGTCGAACGTGTTCAGTAACGGCGCATGGACGAAACAAAATACGTCAGTGGCCACTGGAATTGTACTTGCTCCGGACGGCACGCCAGCATTTCGCATGACTGAAAACGCGGCAAACACTACGCACCTCGTCCAACAGAACGGCAAAGTGGTGGCGGGCAATACCACTTACTGCCGGTCGATATTCGCCAAAGCGGACAGCGCCGGTCGTTATTTGTATCTGGACAGCGCGTCAATATCCAACTGGACGAACGTATGCAGCGCAACTTTTGACCTAATGAATGGGGTCATTCTAAGTGTATCCGGAACCCCCGACAACATAGGCATGGAACCGCTGCCGAATGGATGGTATCGCTGTTTCTTGGCGAGCACCACCATTGCTTCACCGGCTGCAGTCCCGATAAACATCTTCATCACGGCTGGCGGTCCTACTGCATATCTCGGAGACGGTGTGTCTGGGATTTACATAGCCGACTCCCAGTTTAACGCAGGCAGCACTCCGGGTTCTTACATCGACACATTAGCATCTGCCGCCACTGTCACTGATTATGTTGCAGGTCCAGTTGGCCAGTTTACGCTTTCTGCAGCCCCGTTGTTCGGCGCTATTTTGTCATGGTCAGGCCAAGGCACGGCGTATGCCAGTGGCAGCTACGCCTTCCTGATCGATAACCAGGACATGACGATAACGATCGGCGTGGCCGGTGATCCTCCCAGCGCAACCCAGTTGGCACTTCTAACGGGCGGGTACATCGCGCTCAAGCCGCAAAGTGTCGACATCAATTACTACATCTCCCCAACGGCGAGTGGACCGCTCTTCGGTTTCGACGCATCCAACCAATACATCGCCGGCTTCGATCAAGGAAGTTGGGGAAAGATCTATCCATAAATCGGAGTATCTATGGCAACGAATGACTTTCTGCCGTTTGGCGGAGCCGCGGGCGCGAATGTGATGACCCAGGCAAATTATGCCGCGCTTGCCGCACGCACCGCGGGATTTTCTGCGGGCACTGCAAACTCAGCGCAATTGAACAAGGTCTGGCGGCAAAGCTCATTGATCGCAGCAGTCGTCGGGCAAGTTATCAGTGACTGGTCAGGCGGCGATGCCGTTGATGACGGGACAATCGCCAATTTGGTGATTGGTATCCAGAAGGCCGTCCGGGCACTGAAAAACATTGCCCGATTCACTGCTAGCGGCAGTTTCACTGTGCCCGTTGGAGTCACGCAACTTTGGGTATCGGGCTGTGCTGGCGGCGGCGGCGGCGCAGGTACTGCTTCCACTTCCACTCAGATCAACGCCGGTGGTGGTGGTGGCGGTGCCGGGCAATCAGCCATCAGGACGCCCTTCACTGTCACCCCCGGTCAGGTAATCACTATCACGATAGGTGCTGCCGGTGCTGCCGGCGCATTCGGTGGTGCTGGCGGCGCTGGCGGTAACACAGTTGTAGGCTCATTGGTTACGTTGGTGGCCGGTGGCGGCGGCGGACCCAGCAGCGGACCGACTACCGGCACATCTGGCGGCGGCGCAGCTGGCAACGGGTTTCCTGCAGGATCTACTGGCAACGACCAAATCGGCGCTGGCGCTGGCGGCTCTGGCGGTGCTGGTGCATCCGGCCCATTCGGCGGCGGCGGCGGTTCGCCGAAAGCCGTAGGCGGCGGCACAGCCATTGCCGGTCCAGCTGCTGTTGGGTTCGGCGGAGGAGGCGCCGGTGCTGGTGGGGTCAACGCCACATCGTTTGCTGGTGCCGCTCTCGGCGGTGCTGGTGCCCCCGGTCTAGTGATTTTGGAATGGTGAGTGAAATGAATTACGCAGTCATAAATACCGCGACTAGCAACGTAGAAAACGTAATCTTGTGGGATGGCGAATCCGAGTGGTCGCCGCCAGACGGGTCTATAGCTGTTCAATCTGATATCGCGCAGATCGGGTGGACTTACGTTAGCGGTGAGTTCATTGCGCCGGAACCTACCGCGCCAATACCGCCAACATCCGAGGAAGTTCTCGCCAACAACACCGCCAAACGGGATGCGCTGCTGGCGCAGGCGACCCTGGCAATCGCACCGCTTCAGGATGCGGTAGATCTGGAGGAAGCGACGGTTGATGAGGTCGCGCTGCTCAAGAAGTGGAAGCAGTACCGGGTCGCGGTGAATCGGATTGACCTGACGCAGCCCAGCCCAACCTGGCCTCCGCAACCCTGAGTCGCCCGAACTGAAGAAGCCGCCTTGAGCGGTATTTTTTTGCCTGGAGAAAAGCATGCCCATCACTGCGCAGCAGTTGCTGCGGATCCTCCCGAACGCCGGCGCCAAAGCCGGCGTTTTTGCACCCGTCCTAAACACGGCGATGCAGCGGTACCAGATTGTCGGGTCCAAGCGCATGGCTGCATTTATCGCCCAGATCGGCCACGAATCCGGCCAGTTACGCTATGTCCGTGAGATTTGGGGGCCGACACCAACTCAAGCCAAGTACGAGGGCAGGGCAGACCTGGGCAACACCGTGGCCGGTGACGGTTCAAAGTACCGCGGCAGAGGCCTGATCCAGGTCACCGGCCGGGCGAACTATGCCGCATGCGGCGAGGCGTTGGGCGTGGACCTGATCACCCAGCCCGAGCTACTGGAGCAGCCGCAATATGCCTGCATGTCCGCCGCCTGGTTCTGGGCTACCAGGGGACTGAACACCCTGGCCGATGCCGGAGACTTCGAGCGCATCACCCGGCGTATCAATGGCGGCATCAACGGTCTGGCCGAGCGTCAGGCCTTCTATCAAGCCGCGCTGAAGGTATTGGCATGACTTCGATCTGGCTGCGAATCCTTCCTTATATAGGAGCGGTCCTGCTGGTAGCCGCCGCATTGCTCGGCGCCTATCACCACGGCGAGACGGTCAAGGGCAACGAGTGGCGAGCACGGTGGGATAAGCGGGACGCCGACGATGCCGAGGCGAAAGCTCTCAACGAGGCCGCCGAGCGCACCAAAGAGCATGTCTACCAACAATCAATTAACAAGGCGGTTCAAGATGGGCAACGCACGATCGATCAAGCAACGGCTGATGCTGTTGCCGCTCGCACTTCTGCTGACAGCCTGCGCGGAGCAGCCGACAACCTTGCCAGTCGGCTCGCAGCCAGTGAAGCCAGCGGCAATTCCTGCACTGCCGCCGCAAGCAAGGCAGCTGCCCGCGCCGCCGCTGTGCTTGCCGACGTGCTCAAGCGCGCTGACCAGCGAGCGGGCGACCTGGCTGCAATCGCTGACCAAGCCAGGGCCAGGGGACTGACCTGTGAGCAGGCCTACGACGGATTGGGTCGATAGGAGCGGCCGCTTAATTGGGAACGCGCGTATTCAGCCTGGCCTGCAGCTCGCGGATGAGCCTTTCTTTTTGGTCGAGAACAAGTGTCAGACTCCGGATCTCGGCCAGCTGTACCGTGGTCTCGGCTTCCAGGTTCGCCATCCACGACCGTTTCTTTTGGAGTTCGGCTGCTTGCTGGTCGTTCATTTCCACCAGGCTGGCAATATTTCCTTTAGCGACCTGAAGCTGTCGTTTCAAGTCCTTGATGTCTTCCTCGAGCATACTCGCGTAATGCTTGACGGTTTCGAGCCTTGTCGGGCTGCCGAGCCAGTCGCTCGTGTCTTCAATTTCGGAGGGGTCCACGATCGCGCCTTAATTATACTGTTTGGATACACAGTAATCGATGGGCTACATATCTGCGAGCGCGAAGCGACGGGGAGGTAAACCACCAGACGGAATGGGGGGCATCCTGAACAAAGGAGGTTTCTGGTCAACCTGGGAGAGGTTTTTTTCGGGTTCCCATGCAATATGGGTAGGCGGAACAGCCAAAAAATGCGCGGCCGGCGTAACGCCCTCTTTTGGCGGTCCGAGTTTTCATTGCACTCCCACATGTCGGGCATAGCCCCAGCTTTTCCCATTCCGCGGCGGGCGGCTTATCTGGGTTTGCCCGAATGACCTGCGACGAGGGGGTAGACGTAGGATGTGTTGCATGTCGAAAAACTGGCGGAGGTACATTAGGTGCTGGAGAACGTCTAAATATTTTGCCGTAGAGCCAGAAAAAGCCGAAGACTCCGCCAATAAAAATGAGAACCCAGAGCCCTCCGGAGCCGCCTCCACCACGCCCACCCCGTCCACCTCGGCCGCCCCTACCGCCGCCTCTCGCAAAAGCTGTTTCACTCAGCGTACCTGCGGCGAGAAGCAGTAGCATGCGACGGGAGACATTCTTGCGGTTCATAGGAAGCATCCTGCTAATAATGTGGGAATCATACCCAAGATGTTGAGCTAGAGAACGAGCATGGTGATCGATCGCCTTCAATCCGGCGTCATCATCACCGCGAGGGTCATCTTGATGAACTCTTCGTTTTTGTCGATCGCTTCCAACGCGCCGCGCACGTTCTCGGCGACGTCGGCCGATCCGCGCTGTTCTACCCAAAGAGTCAGCTCCATGATGGCGGCTTCCAGGGCTAGCTGGTTTTCGTTGAGCTTGTGGAGCAGGGAAGGGAGTAGGTCTGAGTTTGGCATCGCGAATCCTCCTTGAAGAGGTCAGCGTAGCATTTTGGGAGTGGTGCACGAAGGAGAGGTGTTCGTCGGCAGGACGCCGGGGAGGGGCCGAAAAGCCTCAGTGACTTTTCGAGTGACTTTGTAAAACACGGTTGCGCACTGTTGGGCATCGTTGCAGCGAGCGCCAAGCGCGAAGCCTTGGGTTTAGCGGGTTTCAGCGATCTCCGCATGCATGGGGTGCTAGGGGTCGAGTGTTCGAATCACTCCGTCCCGACCATTATTCCTGAGAAAAATCAGACACTTAAGCCGATCATCCAGATCGGCTTTTTTGTGTGTGCGCAAAACCCGCGCAAAATTATCGAGTGATTTTACGGATACTTAGGTTCGGAACCGCCTAAGGCTAAATGATTACTCCTGACCCCCTGACTGTGGTTAGTCACGACTAGCTCGCTCCCATGTTCCGCAATTTCTGCCGATGCATACCGGCGTTGCGATATAGGTTCAGCGACAGCGGTCCTACTTCGGCGAATCCCGGCATTTCCTCGTCTTTCTATCCTCTGTTACTAGCTGTCAGCTCCCGTGAAATTATCGCTGGCATGACGGTTACCTTCAGACCGATTGTCACGCGCTCAGCCCGCAGGTACTGGCTAAACTGAAGAGGTGGATAAACATACACACACAGAGTTCCAGGAAGCCACTCTAAGCCCCTGTGCAAAGGCACTGGCCACCTGGCGTGTGAGGTAAAGAGTACGAATGGAGAGCGCTCATGGAATACGATGACAAATTGATTGAAGAAGCGGTGCTTGCCCTGTTGGTAACCTTCAGTTTTGATAACGGCAACTCGTGGAAAGGCTTCGACTTCGAAACCATGAACCGATTACATGAGCATGGTTTTATCCGGAGTCCAGTGAACAAGAGTAAGTCGATTTGGTTGACGGCTGAGGGGTTGGAGCGAGGGCGGGCAATCGCGGATCGGTTGTTTGCGGTAAGAAATGGAGCGCCTGTATCCGGCTCGGATATCTGAGTGCCCGCAGCTTGCTGGAATGGGTTATGGTCTAATGAGATAAGTAATCCAAGGAGCTGATGCTATGGAAAAGGCGTTTCGAAACCCGCTATTCCTAACCGGGTTGCCATTGGCGATCTGCGGTGTCGCTATCACCGCGCCCAGCCTTTGGATCCCGGGCTTGGTCATGATGGTTGCTGGCTGGGCGAGTGGCAACAAGCGGGCCTGACTTCATTGATATGTAAATCTCACACCTTTATGCGACCAAAAGGGACCAAAAAGCAAAAAGGAGCAAAAAGGAAAAAGGGGCAGAATTATTTTTCCTGACCCCTTTGCTCACAAAATAAATCTGTCCCCTTCGGCGTTTTTCAAGGTAGTTGTCGTGTCGCCCGTCTTGCTAGGCGACCTTCACGACAACTGTCAGCTCCCTTTCGGGGTTGAGATACACCGTCCCGATAGGGTTCCAGTTGCGTGTCTCACCTGACC